CGATTAATTGCATATGCTTCATCATATGTAATACCTTCACGCTCTGCTACTTTATTTAAGCAATCATCTTTAGTTGGATATTGTCCACTGTGTGTATTGATATGGCATTGCGTACAGAGTTGTATTAAGTTCTCCTTAATATCTCCACCGCCACTACCACGTGTATTAATATGATGTGGTTCTATATTTGTTCTTTGTCCGCATATTTCACAATATGACTTCCGAATTTCTTGTATCGTTTTTTTGGATGTAATTCTTTTATGCTTCATCAATTTCCTCATATAAACTAAAAAGGACCGCATCATACAGTGTTGTGCGACCTGTGTATGATGTAGTCCTTAATAGTGTGTAGTTTTTCTAGGAGGCTTGTTGAAAGTGTTCTCTTCATCCATGCCCA